AGAAGTGGGTGAACGACCTGTCGGAAACGCTCTCACCGAAAACGGTGGTCGATACATATTCCATTCTGAGAATGTGCTGCTCCATAGCGACATCCTGGGAGCTGCTTCGAAGCTCTCCGTGCCACGATGTCTTTATGCCGAAGAATCGAAAAAAAGAAATCGAGATCCTGTCACAAGATGATTTTGCACGATTCTGTGCCAACTTGGACAAGGTGGATATCGATACCAGGGTCTGTTTCGAGCTTGCTTTATTCGGTTCTCTTCGCCGAGGGGAAATAATGGGGCTGCATGAGGATGATATTCAAGATGACGGCAGGTTCTACGTGCAGCGGACCCGGTACACGAGATTGGGCGAGGACTTCATCAAGGACACGAAGACGGAATCCGGGGAACGTCTATGCATTCTGCCCGATCCGGTCGTGAAAGATATTAAGGCGCTGAAAAGGTACCACATCGAGCGCAAGCTTGCTCTCGGTGGTGGTCTCTGGGACGACAATCCGTACCTCATCAAGAATCCGGACGGCACGCCCTACCACACGCACAAACCGGTGAGAGAATTAAAAAAATACATGGAGTCCATCGGACTGCAGCCGATTACACTCCATGCATTACGTCACACTTATGCATCCATATGTATTTCTATGGGGATAGACCCCGCCACGGTTTCCAAGCGAATGGGCCACGCCAATGTCTCCACGACGCTGTCCATCTATACCCACCTATTTGAAAACCAATCGGATAAAGATGAAATATCATTAGCACTGGGAACCATGATGACGAACTGTCGAAAGGCTGAGAATTGACACACCGGCACATTATGGCACACACGTGGCACATCTCAACCTTTCAATTCCCTTGTATCTCAACAATATCAAGGATTTATTGGCGGGAGTACGTGGGAATCGAATCCATTTTGACCGTTATCGGCAGTTATTAGAAGCTATCAAAACCCCTTATTTTTCAATGGTTTGCGGTGATTCTTCTAACTGCTGATAACTACTAATAAAAGAATTATGGCACATTTATGTCACACATTTGATGGTTTTTTCCACTACATAAAACAGGGGCGGAGTACTCCCTGCCCCTGTTTCAAATTCTCTATTCTTTTTCAATGTCTGCTCGAATCAGTGCTTTGATGTATCCTTGTTTGTTTCCTACGCTTTCCAGCTTTGCCAGAATATCCGCGTCGGTTTTCAGATTCAGCTTCATACGAATCTGTGTTGTGTTTGCTTTGTCGTACTTTACCTGTGCTTTGCTTTGTGCTTCACTTACCATAGTTTCCTCCATTTGACTGCTTTCACTTTTCGAAGTGCCGGGCTGCCGGGGTGGAAGCCCGGCACTTCCGCACTTATTTGCGCTTTCTCAGTTCTTCCAATTCTCTGGTCAGCTTAATAACGCAGTACAGAGTGACAATACTGCAGCACAATGTGCATAGACTAACAATTAAACTAATCATTGCATTGCGGAACGATGGATGGTATTATCATCTCAGAAGGGGCTTTCGCCCCCTCTGAGCCATTCGGCTTATTGGCCGCGTCTGGTGGACTTGAGTACGATTATCGCTGTTGTGAGTGAGATAATCGCGGTTGTCAGGTCTACCAGATTTTTTAATATCTCCATCATTCCTCACCTCCTTTCCTTACCTTATGTATATATTATAGCATAGGTCTCTACCTATGTCAACATCTTTTTGAATTTATTTTACTGTTTTATTATCTTTTTTATATAAAAAAATTCGGGTGGATTTCTCCACCCGTTTTGTGTTCATTTATTTCAGCCGAATTCTCACATAGATTTTCCGCTTCTCATAGGACTTCTTTCTTTTCGGTCCGTAGTTCTTCGCCTTTACATCGGAACCGCCCGCCGAATACCACAGAGGATAGCCGTGTTTGCTTTTACCGGCGTATACCATCGTGTGCGGCTTGTTGGCGAAACCGCAGATGTCCCCCTTTTTCAGCTTTGCGTATTTCCACGATTTTCGGGGGTATGCAATCTTTGCTTTTTTCCGGATGCGGGAGCTGCCGGAGCCGTGAATTTTTGTGTCCAGCCAGATGTATTTTCCTTTCGGCAGCACGCCGATGGATTGAAGGCCGAAGGATACGAAGGTGGCGCAATTCGTCCGCTTGTTTTTCAAGGCACTTGCCAGACTTTTACAAGCGTGGTTCGCCGAATAACGCACATGCGCCTTAATCATTTTGGCAGCATTGGTTTTCAGTGCCGCCAGAAGCTTGTCCGCTTTTGTGCTTTTCGGCACGGATACCAGACGGACGTACTTCTGTCCCTTCGAGTCTTTCCAGATGGTCCAGCCTTTGAGCGCCGGAACGTAGATGTAGTATCCTTTAATTTTCGTTGCATGAACCTTTGTTCCAACCGAAAGAGTCTTTTTCAGCTTCGACTTATACGAAGGCTTGACCCGCAGGGGGTCCGCCTTGATTACGATATAGGTCCGGTTAATCTTCCTACTTTTTGCCATGGTAGATCACCTTACCTTTACTGTTAAAAACGGAATAGCCGTTTTTATCGGCACATTTCTTTGCGTTGGCCAAGTCCTTAAATGCGCCCTTCTGGCTCTTTGTATCCTTCCATGTTTTACGGACCCGGTACGTCTCTGCCTTTGGTTTCTTTTTGCTTGCCGGGAACGTTACCCCCAGATAGCTGCAGATTCCTTTTGCAATTGCTTTACCGTATGCATCCGGCTTATCCCTCAGTGTAGCCAAATCGCCCTTGATGCTTCCGGTTTCCAAGATGCACGCCGTCATGTCGGTACCGTTCAGCTCAAAAAGGTCGGTTCTCTTCTGTACTCCCCGTGATTTCATACCCATATCTTTTTTAATGGTCTTTTCAAGGCACTTAGCAAGCTTTTTTCCGCTTCCGGACACGTACAGCGGCATAACGCCCCTCGGAGCCCCGGAATAATCACAGTGGATAGACAAGTACATGGCAACGCCGGAATTGTTCGCCTGCCGTACATCGGCAATCATGTTTTTGTTATTGCCGTGGTCTGCATCCGACTGTACCTTTACCCCAGAAGCTCTCAGATACTTGACCGCCGCCTTCGTGATGGCGAGCATCAATTTAGCTTCCGAATAGCCCTTATACACGCAACCGGAATCCCAGCTTCCGTCTAAGCTCACGCCATGCCCACAATGTACCGCAATCGTCTTACTCATCATCTTCACCTTCTTCTTCATCCTCTTCTTCTGCCAGTTCGTAATCCTGAACCTCTTCCTCAGTGGTCTCAATGTCCGGGCGAACATTCAAGCCTAAAGCCTGTTTGAACGCCTGATTAAGTCCGACTGCCGCCAGTCCGGAAACTGCACCGGAAACTACCGCCGTAAATGTCAAGCCGTCTACCACGACTCCACAGATGATTCCGACGACAAACAGCACCGTTGGAATCCACTTGTTATCCGTTGGCATCCAGTTTCTCATGATGTAGCCGATGCAAAGGCACATCACAACTACCGCCGGTACAAAGTAATCATTTACAATAGAAATATCCATTTTCTTCTCCTTTTCCGCCGTTTTAAGCGTTTTAAAATATATTAGTGATAAGTTATAAGGTTAACTGATTTAAAGCTGTTAGGGGCTAAATAATGGCGTTTTTAGCCTATCCTAGCGTTCGATTAGATAGTCCGTCAGCTCTGCTTTCGCCTTCCGCATTGCTTCGATATCATTACCATCAATCCCATGAGCCAAAAGAGCCAAAAGTGCACGCTGTGTAATGATGTTTCCCTCTTCCAACTGGTTGAGTCGGTTGTAATCATTAACAGCCTTTCGCTCCAATTCTGCTATTCTCGCATCCTGTGTTTTGTTCGGTTTCCGGAATTGCTCGATTGCACCGCATACGACTTTGATAGCCGCCGAAATAGCCACGATTGCACCCGCAAGCCAAAGAACATCCTCGGTAGTTACGTACATTCGCATGGTATCACCTCCCTTCTTGATTTTTTGCAACGAAAAAACCACCTACAAGGTGGCATTCCGTTAATCATCTTCTTTTGCGGTTGTGACCGCCATAACCTGTTCCTGCAGCACTTCTTCCAGCACGGACACCCGCTCTTCTAATGTTCCGCCCGGTTCAAAGTTCTCTTTGTCGATTAATTCATATAATTTCTCTAATTTTGCCATTTCAATTTACCTCGTTCAATTTCCTAACCCAGCTTACTGCGTTAGGTACCGCCAGTTGCTTCGATTCATCTGCATTCCGGAATGTGACCGTTCCGCCGGGTTCCACCGGGAGCCATTCTTGCAGGGGTTCCGGGATGGCGACCGGCTCGGTTGTCGGGGTTTTTAATTCAAAATAGATATAATCATTTCCATACTTTTCCATAAATTTATCAACTGTATCAATTTCCGCCGGCGCTCTGAATCGGAAATAGTAGCCACGCCCGTTGCATTCTCCGGGTTTGATGTTCACTAACTCTTCATCGATAAACGCAAACCCCTGCGTCAAACAACTAGCATTGAATTGTTTGGCTCCAATTTCGGCGTGATTAA